TCTGTCTGAGCTTTCTTCCGAAAATATTTCAGCGTGTTCACGTTCCCATTTTTTGTACTCCAAACCGAATAAGGCGTGGAGACCTGGTTCCAACTCTTTAACGAGCTGGCTTCTTGATATAGCCATTTATTTCTCCTTACCTTATACGCCTGCCGTACTTTGGTCATGTCCGATCAGTTCATGTTCCCATATAACTGCTTCCAACACGCCATTAGTACCATAGGCATTTTTTGGTTCATTGTACAATCCGAGAATTCGCAAACCTGCTGTACCCGTTCCTGTCGTGCCATTAATCTCAAAGGCAGATTGACCTGTTGAGGTACTACCTGTACCTGCAACGTGGTTTGCTAAGTTGCCGATGTCGGCAAAGTCAGCACTACCTGAAGATTGAATAGCCCAGACAATATTAGGGTCGTCATACACATAAGCAGTGACATCGCCATTGTTTAGTGTAGCTGTTCCAGTGGGCCAATATCTCTTGAAGACTATTTCGCCATTAGAGGCAGTGTACTTACAACCATTAAATACGCCTAGTATTCTCTCTCCCGCTGCTGCTACTTGGATGTATCCAGTAGCCGCAAGTTTGACAAAATCACCAGTAAAAACATTAGCTCCGTATTCTTTGACTATTTTATACTCTGTTGCTCTAATAACTCCTCCAGTGAGATGTCTTATTGGCTTCGCACCAAAAGCTGCGTCTACGTTTGCCATAATACTTCTCCTATTGTATTAAGTTATTAAAAAACACCTAAAACAAATAAACTTATTCCTTTTCAAATTCTGTTGGTCGTTTGCCTACAGTTGACGAAGAACTACGCTTTTGATGAACTGGCATAGATGGATGCTGTTCCTTTAAAATATCCTGGTCAACAGACTCAGTCTGTCTACCTGTCCTTTGCTGAAAGTATTCCTTTTTCGCATCAGACATTTCTATTGGAATTTTTGCAAGAACGAGATCCCCCGTACCAATTACTCCAGCGTATTTTCCTGTTTCATGTTTAGGTGCATCGAAATCTGGGTGTTCATCAGCCCGCACAAATTCATATCCTTCTCTTTTCTTTCTGGATACGTTTTGTGAATCATCCTCCCCACCCGTGGCTACCCTTATCCATCTGTATTTGATTCCATCTACATTTGGTTTTGGAGCATCCAGATCATTAGGAGGCGTATAGACTATTTTGCGACTAGCTTCAGCCCTAGTCGAATGGCTTTTTATATTTTTATTGGTCATTCAGTCCTCACGAACTTCGCATATTCTTCAATTGGCACACCTAATTTACGAGCCATTGCGATCTGGCTCTGGTTCATACGAACCTTTTTAGATGAGGAAGATGTCTTAGAGACACCTGCTACTGTTTGTCTAGGTCTTGACGTTTCTTGTGGAAACGCTTCGACTACACGTTTATCTAACTCGGAATAGTATTCCTCGCTTGATGGATTGTAGCCTTCCATCTTGAGAGCAGCATCAATAGCGTAAGCAGCACCAGTCTTTGCCACATTAGTACCAAACCAACTGTTGTCCTGTGCCCATCGAAGTGCACGAGGATCAGGTTGTGATTGTGGTTGCTGTGGAGCAGTAGCTTGTGTTTGCCCAGCATTTGATGATTGTTTTGGAGTTGGTGGAACAAATGGTTGTTTATTTTCCAGTTGTTTCAACTCGTACTTAACTTCTGCAATATCTTCTGCAGCTTTAAGCATTTTATCAGAATCGCCTTCTTCGTGGGCACTTTTATGTGCTACACGGGCACTGTCCAGTGCTCTTTCGGCATTTGCTTTCCGTGAATCATAAAATTGAGATTGTAACTTCGCATAATCCTCCGTTACAACATTCTTCTTTTTAAGATCAGTTTCTAGCTGTTGATTCCTGTTATAGTAGTCATTACGTTGCCTTTCGGCTTCGTTTGCCCTTTTAACAAGTTCATTGATCCTGTTTTGATAAGAGGCATTCCTCTTCTGTGGTTTTTCAACACTATCTTCTGCTTCCTCTTGCTCTTCTGATTCAGCTTCTGTTTGTGTTGGCGTGGATTCAGTTGTCTGTTCTTCATGGACGGCTTGTGTGTCGTCTATGACTTCTTCCACTTCAGCATTCTCCTGTGTATCCTGTTCCGGAACAGTCGCACCCTTGAATGTCTTCAGCTTCGTTTCCTTACCATCATCCACGACTTGCATCGGTTTCTTTTTACCCGATGAATCGTGTACGATTTGCATTGGTCTTTCTCCAAAGTTATGTAGTTAAATTTGCGTAGCGAATGCTACGAAGAAACAAATATATTAACTTATATTTGTTATATCTGGCACTATAGCCAGAATCTCGTCATCGTTCATTATTCTAAGTTCAGACTTTCCGTACTTGAAACGGTGTCCTGCATACTTACCGAACATTACATGATCTCCCTTTTTGCACCAGGGGATGGTCATGTCTTCTCTCCTATAGGCATCATCACCCATTTGTATGACCTTGCCTATGGAAGCGATACTTCTATGATCTTCCACAGCCTTGCCGGGAAGATAAATTCCACCTTTTGTTTTATCTTGAACATCCAAAACTTGAATGAGGATTCTATGTCCTACGGCTTTAGGATGTTTCTTTTCCAGTTTTTCTTCTACTAAGCTAAATTTCGGTATCGTCATTTTCAATATTCTTTGCGGACTCTTGTAGCAAATTTTTCGCTAGACGTAAACCCTTTAATTCACCAACGGAAGAATCATAATTCTCCTTGGGAATTCTGCCTTGCTCAAAGGCATCCTTTATATTGTTAATCTCCCTATTGATCTTATTCTTAAAGTAGGTAATAAATTTAGTGGTGTCCATTATTTTCTAGCCTTTATTACCTCTTCCAGATCATCCTCGTGTACGACAATCCAAAAACCTTTTCTATGTTTCTGACACAAAGCTAACACAGTTCTTTTACACTCTGCCTTCGCCAGTTTGTCCGTTTTGTCCCACAAAGAAATAACGGAATGTTTAGCCTTCTCAACTTTCCTTAGTTGTATCTTTTTGTTGAGTAGCTTTTCTATCTTTTTCTCTCTGCTCACGTTCTATGATTGTTCTCGCCCTTTCAATGTCAGCCTTGGATTCAACCATTTGCTGTTGGTATTGAGAACGAGCCATATCACGTTGTTCGTTGGAACGCAACTTCTCTCTGTCAATTTCCATGTCAGCCATCGCTTTGTCACGATCAAGAGCCAATTTAGCGGAATCAATCTGTGCTTTGGATGCAGCTTGTTCTTCCTTGAGTTCAACTTCTTTTCCTTTAAGTTGAGTTCTTGCAGCACCCTCTTCAGCTTTACGCTGATTTTCTTGTGCTCGTAACTGTAAGTCTTGCTGTGCCAATTGGAATCTTGGGTCTTGCTGTTGCTGTTGTGCCTGTTGTTGCTGTGCCTGTTGTTGGTTGGCTTGAGCAATCTGCCCGGCCACTTGTGCTTGGGCTTGTGACACTGCATTCTCAATATCCCTGTCCATTGATTCGTATTCATTGTCTTTTCCAGGATTAAACCTGTCGTACTCTGGTGCACTTGGAAGTTCAATTCCAGCGTTTGCCATGATCGCCAATCGGTATTTATGTGCTTGATGTTCTTGTATGTGTGCTTGTAGTGTACCGGCAAGAGCCTGTTGCAGTCTTGGGTCTTGCGGAATGACGGCAGGATCACTCATGAAGGCTTCGTGTACGGCAACGTGTGAATCATGGTCTTGCCAACTGTATGCCTTCACAGGTTTCTGATACATCATTGTATAGTTTTCTGTTGCCGGATCCATAGGTTTGCTACCCATTTCTGGAATAAGCATTTCATCCACGTTATCCACGTCAAGTGCCTTGTACAGTCTCCTGTAGGCTTCTCGTAAATCGTGTATCTGCGGTGCTTGTGCTGCCGCTTGTATTTGTGTTTGTGCCAGAAGCACTCTTTGTGCTGTAGAGAAGATGTTGGGATCGGATACTGGGAGTACATCGATTCTACCGTCAAAATCTTCCTTGAAGATTTCACGACCAACACCTTCTACAGCATAGGGGTAATTACTTGGGAGGAAATCGTAATTCGTTCTAGCTAGTATTTTAAATTCTTCTCGTTGTGCCTTGTGAAGTCGCTTGTGAATGGACGACATCACCTTGATTCCTTGCTCTAATAACGCAATGGTCGTACCTACGGGGGCTTGTGAGTTCATGTCTCCCGTCTGTAAGTCCGTTATTGCAGCAAGTCGTCTTCCCTCATCGGTTAATGCACCGAGTAAGCCTGTTAAAACTTGTGAAGGTTCTTTGAATGGCAAAGGAACAATGGACTTGCGAATATCGTCTCCATAGCCTTCCACATCCCTGAATTCACCAAACCCTACAGGTTGGTCGCCTTCCACTCGCATTCCACGAGCCTTGAATCCACCCGGCAGGTTTGAAAATTGTCCGGCATCAACCAATGAACGCAAAATAGTTGTTGCCGTCTTTTGCAAATTGCCGAGAAGATGGACGTAACCTAAACCGTAAAAGTTAAAGCCTGGTAAGAATTTGTAATGAACAAAATATTGCAGTCTCTTGAACTTGTCATCGTCATCCTTGAAGTTCTGACGTATCGCCAAGATATCATTTGTTTCTTTACAAATTGTTACAATGTACGGACACGCAAATTCCTTGCCACTGTCCGGAAGATCAAGATCAACATGCATTTCCAACAACGTGAAACGTGCATCCTTCTTGTATGTTGTGTTGGGCTTTACGCCTTCAATGTCTTGTATCTTTTCATTGATTCCCGTCATGGATGTAGATTCATTTGATCTATCCTCTTCCATGAGTTCAATGTCCCTATAGAAACCGTTGACTTGCCTTTTCTTTAGCTCGTTGGCTTCCATGCGAATGACATGGGTGTATCGTCCACTTGTTCTAAGGTCTGTTGTGTTCGTGGATACAACGAAATCGGTTATGGGAATAAACTTTGAAACGGGTCGTTCCAATTCTGAATCGTAATAAACTTTCTTAAAGCAACTACCAACAATCGGTAGATAGAACAGCATTTGATCCAAGTCATCGAAGTATTCCTCCATCTGCTCCGTGACTTGATAATTCATAAAATCCTTAACTCTTTCAGCTTGGGATTCTATTTCTTTTGTCATCTCGCCCACAATCTGTGTTTTTACAGGGCCGTTGGATGGAAACAGTTCCTTTAACGCTTGGGCATGAAACTGTACAGCCGCTTCAATCATTAATGGATGATGTGCGGAACATGCACCGGGAAAAGGATTTTGCACTTCCTCCAGCTTTAATCCTAGAAGATCCATTCCCTTCTTGATTGTATCTTCCCAATCGCCACGACTTTGTATGTCGGCATCATAGGCAGATACGAGATCGGATGCAATTTCCTTTAGATCCTCATCATCAATGTCTTCCGCTAAGTTCTCGGAAGGTTGGTTTTCCTCTATAGGTTCTTCACCTATGACTACTTCCACTTCCTCCACGGCAACTTGACTGACTGGTTCGTTTATTTGTCTTGCCATTTAAACCATTCCACCTTTAAAGTATTTCTTTGCCAGTTTGACTGAACTTTTTTTCGTTTTACTTCTTTTGGACGTAACTTTTCTCTTAGGTTTTGGATCCCCTGGTTCTAGAGGCACTTGTTCAGGAAAACCACCGTGCCAAGGTCTTTTTTTTGACCATTTATAGCCTGGTTTAGCTCTCATTACTCCTCCTTATCATCCCAATCATCGTCATACCAGTCCTCCTTTGAAGTATTTTTTCGCAATGGCTCTGGAGTTAATCGAACCACCAGAACTCATTCCTCTTTGTTTTTTTCTAGATTCTGCTCTTTCTCTTTTTCTTCTTATATTTTCTTGTTTTTCAAGATGACCCGTAGCTGCCACTGTTGGAACTGTCAACATAGGTGAAGGTACGCCATAGTGTAAAAATCGTTTTTCTCCTTTAGTAAGGTCTTTATGCCAATTTTTTATTGATTTAGATTGTTTTTTAGCTACATCATAAGCCTTCTTACCATACTTTGCTATAATTTTAGCGGCAGGTACTCCCATAGCTATTAATCTTAGTATTGCAGGCATTAAAACACTCCTTTGAAATATTTCTTTGCAATGGTTCTGGAATTAACTGATCCACCTTTGTTGTATCCTGTAATTTTTTTCTTAGCGGCTCGTAATCCTACATCCGCCGCACCAGCCAGAGTAAAGGGCATTGCAGCTAACATAGCTCCTGTGGTTTTAAGACCAGCTTTTACTGGGCCGTATTCTGATTTTAAACCCCTTCCGTACTTTGGATTCAATCCTAACGCCTTTGCGGTCTTAACCCATCTTTTGCCCCATTTCTCTACTTTTTTCTTAACATCTTTCTTGTATCTTTTATCTACAGCCTCTTTACTTGCTGCAGTGCGTTGATCTATGTCTTTTTTCTTTTTCTTTTTCTTTTTTTTATACCAATCAAGTCTTTTTGTCATTATACTATTCCTCTCATAGTGTTGCTCAGTTCTTTTGCTCTTGATGGTGTTTGCTTTGCCCAACGTGAGTCGAGCATTTCGGAACTCGCTGTCTTGTAATTAGGTGGACTCTCCTTTAGTGCAGCCCACATGTTCTTGAACTTTGATACACCGGTAGGGCCTA